CATTTTTAGCAAAGGCAGCAGTTGGTATGCTTTCTGCTAGGCAGCAACAAAAGGCTGCTGAAAAGAATCAGCAGTTTCAAGTAGACCAACAGAACCTAGCTTACGATAGGTCATTACCTTGGAGCAACTATGGTCCTGCAGGTAATGTAGAGTTTGACCCTGAAACTAAAAAAATTATGCAAACTCTTTCTCCAGAATACCAAGCTCAATTGCAAGGATTTTTGGGTTCTTCTTCAGCAGCAACAGCAGAACTTCAAGCAATACAAGGAGACCCTAATGCAATGGCAAAACAACAGTTTGGTTTGTTATCAGAGTTAAGTGCTGACGCTTATAATCAATCTAGATTACAAGGGGAAGAAGCTGCTATAGCTCAAGGTAGAGTAGGAACACAAGGTTACTACGATAAAATGGCTGTAGAAGATTCAATAAATCAAAGCATACTTAGAGATAAAATATCTTCTGTAGGTCTTGGTATGGACTATAGAAAAATGGTAGGTCAAGAAGCGTTAGCTAATAATCAAGCAGCTATGGATATAACTGGTATGTTAAGACCTGATGTAGCTTATGGAATTAATGCGGGAAGTTCAGCAACAGTTGATGCAAATATGCTAGGAGTATCTACAGCAGGAAGCAACACTGCAGATACAACTTCGAGCTTTTGGTCATCGTTAGCAAACCAAGCTAACAAATATGATTTTAATAGTTTGTTCCCTAGTGGAGGAACACAACCAACAGGAAGAACATACAGTAGTATATTAACAGATATGAGTCCAACCAACGCATCAGCAAGAGCGTCTATGGGTAAAGGATTTTTAAGATAATAGGAGTATAGATAATGGCAACAGAGAGTATGTTTAATAATATCTTTGATGTAGCTACGTCAGATAATGTAGCCATAAGAGATAACGCAATTAAGGTAGCCCAGTTAAACCCGGGTCGTGCTTCTGTTTATGGAGCAGCTCAAGCAGGAGGTATGTTTATGCAAAACCTCGCGGGTATGGCAGGAATGAAAAGCCCAGAGCAAGAGAAAGCAGAAATTGTTACAAACATATTACAGCAAACTCAAGGTCTAGATAGAAATAATCCTGAACACTTAAAGAAAATTGCTAGTGAATTTATAAATAATAATCTTCCGGGATTAGGTCAACAGTTTTTAGACAAGGCTAGGACATTAACTACAGAAGCTCAAACTCAAGCTAACAAAGAAAAAGAACTTCAAATATTACAGCAGAGTGCTGATGCTAATACATCTCAAGCTGCGACTGCTGCTTACAGTGCAGAAACAGGAAGAACAGGAGTTGAAAATCAATACTCAATAGCACTTAAACGATTAGGTCTTGATGAATATATTTATGAAGACACATCTTCTATAGATGTTTGGAAACATAAGACACAGTTAGCCTTACAAGAAACAATAGCAGAAAACAATCTATCTTTAGGTAGAGAACAAAATGATATTGGTTTCTATAATGCAAACACTCAATTTTATTTAGCAGGTCTTAAACCACAAGAATTAGCTATTAGTGAAAAACTTGCAGAAAACGATAGGCTTAGAGTAAACATAGACGCAGGATATAAAGCAGGTCAACTGTTATATCAAGACGCTACTCTTAGAAGTCAAAATTCTGTTAATGATTTTAATCAAGCTATGGGTGGAACAGCAATGAATGTTCTTCTACCAGATGGTACAGCAGGTGTAGGTCAGATGGTCTACGACCCTGAGACTAGAACAGCATCGTTTAAGTTATTGTCTGTTGGAGATGTTAATGATGCAGAAGGTAATTATTCTGATATATTAATGACTGGAACTGCAAGTCAAATATCAACAGCAATGTCAGAAACTGCGGGCTTAGATGCTGATGAACAAAGAATACTTGATAATATTGAAAAAGATTATGACAGGATATTTAAGAGTGTATCTTCGTTCGGAGAAACATATAGAGTTCCAACTGAAGGCAGAGAAGAATTTACATCACTAACAGAAGTCCCTAGTCTTATGGAATACGCTAGGTTTGTAGGAACTAATCCTGAGTTTGCAGGTAATGGATATCAAGAAGGTTACTTACAAAGCAAACAATGGGAATTAATGAGTAAAGGTAGAGGTCTTACATACTCTAACTTACATAAAGAAATGGTTGATAGTTCTAGAATGGCAGAGCAACCAGTATCCGATGAAATAAAAACAGAGTTGGCTACACAGTATCCACAGGTTACAAATATGTCTATGATGGATACTGAAGTAGATTTATCTTCTAGTCCTTATTTTAAAAATACACCCAAGATGTCTCTAGCAAATGCTATAAGAACAATAAATTCTCATACAATAGAAACATCAGTTCCCGGAACTTTAAGGTACAATCAAATTCCTTTAGATGCTGCTACTAAGAATGCTTTAGTATCTGCTTTAGTTAGTGGTATGGCAGAGGCTCAACCTGCACCTGTTATTACTGAAGAAACTAATGTTATTGTTCCTGAAACTAATGCTGGTGCTACTGAATCTGAGACTGTTGTTACCCCACAAATAGAAGACATAGTACAACCAGACCCTAACGTAGGAGTCTTTGAATCTATGGTTGCTTCTGCTGTTTTAAACGAAAGAAGAACAACAGACAAAATGAAATACTATGACCCAATTGAATTTCCTAATACAGATGAAGGAAGAGAACAAATGAAAAACTACAATCAATGGAGATTTAAGAACGCAAACAAATATAGAAAACAAGGAATTACTTTACCAGTTTCTAAGAAAGCAAGATAATGGCTGACCTAAGTCAAATAATAATGGGTGGACAACAACCCAATAATTCTACTAACACTCAAGTAGACTTGTCTCAAATACTTAATGGAGCACCTCAAAGAACTGGTGTAGATTTAAGTGGTATATTAAATCAATCTTCAACCAGTGCTACTTCTACTCATAATCTTTATGGTTATGAAGAAGATACTCTTGCTGACAAAGTAGCTTTTGCTTCTCGTCTAGGTGTTACTGATACTTACCGTGGAGTTAAACAACTGTTTGGTATAGATAAAGAACAGATGGATGAAGAGCAGGCAAGGTTACGAGCTTATTTAGCAGACCCGGAGTATGGCGGTACTATACTTGCTGCTTATACTGCAGGTCTTTTTGGAGACCCTGTAGGATGGGCTATCCCGGGACTAAAAGCAAAGAATGCTTGGAGTGCTGCTAGAGCAGGTATGCTTATGGGTGCTGTCACTACACCATTAGGTTATGTAGATAAAGAAGCAGGTCAGACTAGGTTTTCTAATACTGTTATGGGTGTAGCTGGAGGTGGTGTCCTGTCTCCTGCTATGTATAAATTCTCACACTCTATACTTCCTAGTTTAAAAGCAGGATACTCAAACACAGGAAAAGCTATTGATACTGGTCAAATACACAACGACTTAAATATGATTCAAAAAATGGTAGCTACACCTCTTGCTCCTGTTTATGGTCTTGCTAAAAAAGGAGGCAACAAACTTAAAGAATCTAAATTTGGACAAGGGTTTGGAAAATATTTTATAGATAACTTTGGTCTTCCTGATGAGTATGTAAAACTAAAAAAGTTTAAGCGAATTTCTGAAAACGAATGGGCTTCTAAGTTTGATGACTTATTAGGAAGATATGACAAACTAACTCCAGACCAAGATGCCCTTCTTTACAGGATACTTACTGGAGAAAAGTCTGCTGTTCCTGCTAATATGAAAAACTTAAGCAAGGAAGGAAGAGAATTAGTAGACGGTATAGGACAAGAACTAGTAGACTTAGGAATATTAGGTAAAAAAACTTATCTTAAAAATAAAGGTAAGTATCTATACAGGTCATATGAAAAAACATCAGGTCCTATGAAAAGAGATATCATAAGAGATGAGAATCAAATGAGAGTCTTTGGTTCTGAGTTTATGCGTAGAGGAAAAACAATAGAGGTTGATGTTAAAGATGTAGATAAATATATTAAAGATGGTTGGCGTAAGGTTGGTGTTATGAGCAGAAACAAAAAGACTCAGAAAATAAATAGAGATTGGACACCGGCAGAAAGAAAAAAGAATGGAGAGATTATAAGTGCTGCTTATGCTATGGCTAAGACAGGTAAACTTATGACTAGAGATTTAACAACCTTTAAATTTTATGATGATTTAACTAAATTAAAATCTGACGGTAAACAAATAGTTAGGAAGAAAGCCCCAATGATAGATGGTCCTGAAGGAAAAATAGCTGACCCTGACTGGGTCAAGATGCCTAAGACTACTATAAAAAATTCAGGAGGAGTTCCTGAGTATGGTTCTCTAGCAGGAAAATGGGTTCCTAAAGAAGTAGCTAGTGATATACAATGGGCTAATGGATTTAAAAGATATGAAAGAGGAGACACCGTTGCTGGAGTTATAGGTCAAGTACACCACAAAATGCTACAGTATTGGAAAAGAGGTAAGACATCTTTAAATCCTGTGGTACATATGAACAACATAATGTCTAATCATATTCTTTATGATTTAGTAGATGCAGATTACAAATACCTTAGAAGTGCTGCTTCTGATTTTCAGAAAGCAAAAATAGGTATGACTCTTAAAGGCAGAAACAAACAAGAAACAGAAGACTTTAGAAAAGCAAAGATACTTGGTGTGTTTGATGCGGATGTTATGAAACGAGAATTAACAGACTACGAGAGAGACATCTATAAAAAATATATGAGAGGTAAAGGAAAGAATGATGGAGACTTGCCTAATAGATTATGGCAGGGATTTAAGGGCATAGCTAAGTATACACAGAAGACTCACTTAGATGACTTATATGCTGCTGAAGATAATGTTTTTAGACTAGCTTTATTTAAAGACCATCTAGCTAAGAATGTTGCTAGAGGCAGAACTCCTACAGACACACAGTATAAAGAAGCTGCTATGTTCTCTAGAAAATATATGTTAGATTACGAGATAGCTGCTCCGGGTATCAATATGCTCAGAGAAAGTATACTTCCCTTTGTATCTTATACCTACAGAGTTGCTCCGATTCTTGCAGAGACAGCAATAAAGAGACCTTGGAAGATGGCTAAGTGGGCTCTCATATTGAAAGGTCTTAACTCTATAGGTGCTGACATATCAGAAGATGATGTGGCTACAGAAAGAAAGAGACAAAAAGAATTAAACTTAGGTTACGACCTTCTAGGTTCTAAAGTTATTCCGGGTGCTCACACTTTAATTAAAGTTCCTAGAACAGATAAGAGTCAATACTTAGATGTAAGTAGATGGGTTCCGGGTGGTGATGTGTTAGACTTAAGAACTTCTGGTCTAGATATACCGGGAATACCCGCACCTCTTCAGCCATCATCAGGAGCAATCGGAGGTATATACAAAACAGTTACAGGGTTTGATAGCTTCACTACTAAGATGGTTCCGGGAATAGGTTCTGAGAGCTCTGAGGATGAGCTAGAAGCTAGGATGTCTATCTTTGCTAAAGAGTTTGTACCTATGTATCATCAAGCATCTAAGATTAAAAATGCTATAGCATCAGAAGGTAAGAGACATCCAAGTAAAGATGACCTCACTGTAGGAGAATCTTTATTAAGTGGTATAGGATTTAAAGTAAAGAATTATGATGAAAGAAAGTACAAAACAAGAGTAGGTTTCTTATACAAGAATAGAATGAGCTCTTTAGAAAGCGTAGGTAAAAAACTTCTAGCTGATTATAAAGGTGGTAGAGTGGATAAAGATAAATATTTAAAAGAAATAAAAAGATTAAGAAAAGAACTTAAAGTAATTGAGTCTGAAGCTAGAAAAGCTATGACTCCTGCGAGGTAGTATGGCAGTAACATCAGGAATGTTATTAAGTAAAGTTATAGACTCAGGCTCTAACTTTTTAAACACCTTTGTTAGTGACTCGGATAAAGAAGCAGAGTTTCTTTACAACAGTTTTAAGAGTGAAGGCTATGATGTAGATGAAGATTTACTTAGGCACTATGTTATGTCTAGTAATATTGCTAATAGGTTTGGACCTGCTAAACAATATACAGGCACTATTACGAGCCTACAAGGAGGTCTATTTAAAGAAATTATGGACGGTGCAGGTGCTCTTATAGGTAAAGGACCAACTAAAGGAAGAGCTACAGCTTTTTCTGTTGATGACTTAGGTGCAGATTGGGCAGGAGCTACTCGTATGCCACTTGATGTAGCCCTTGCCAAAGGTTTATTTAAACATACTGAACCCGGTGTTACAGGAATAGGTCAAGGAAAGACTATACAAGTCCTTAAGAATGTTCTTAGTGATGAAAAGACAAACGCTAAGGACAAGATTAAATAGTTCACTAGTGAACATTTTTAGTGGGTAGTTGTTTCTTCAAAGGACATTAGACAATCATCTATATGTAGATAACCAACTTCTTTGTCAATCCATTTGCTCCCTTTGAACTCTGTGTTCTGAGGGAGTTTTTTTATGTGCCATTTAAAATCATATCCCTCTTCTTCTTCCTCTAGATTAGCGGGGTCGAAGACATACACAGTGTGGCTTCCGGGTTTCTCTGGCATAGATACTGCGTACCAAAATTCAAACCCGTGTTCTTTTGCAAACTCTTTGTTCCAATCAAACTTTATCTTCTCAATAATAGTATCTGGGTAGTGTTTGTGTCTACATTTAATCTCTAACATAATACCATTCTTCTCATCGAAGGCATCGTACCTAGAGAATTTATCGTCCATAGGTTTAAAGTTATATTCAAAACCATTGAGTGCTTTTATTATTTTAGACTCATTCATAGGATACTTTCCTGTAATGTTAAAAAAGTGAGCTCCATATCTTCGATTCTAGAGGACTTCTCTATGTAAGCAAGGGGTAGGGTAGGGTCTATTTGCGCCAATCTGACCGCCAAAGCCTAGGATTCTTGACACCGGTGTCATCTTTTTTAGTGTGTTTTAGTTTCCAATATAGCTTGGAAGTCCCATCCATACGGACGAGACCCCAAGTATTTTTAGGTGGTTTACTTTCCGCCACTCGTTTGGCTAAACAAGCCACCCCTTTCTAAGGGCGTCTAACCACATAACTATGTAGACTAGACACCCTGTAGAAATCATTCCCGCCATAAAATAAACGGTGTACATAATTCCTTCTAATATTTTCATATTTCCCATCCTGTGCAATTTATACTGTTAGCAGGAGAACACTTTAATTGTTGTTGTATTTGTTGTTCTTCTTTTAATTTGTCTTGGAGTGTAGTACATCCTGTTAATAAAACAATAACTAAAGGGAAGATTATAAGTAAATAATAATATTTCATTCTACATCCCTCTCTTCCTCAACGAGGTCGACAAGTTCACACACACTACCAGTACAGGCTAGTGTCTTAGTTCCTACTGTCATATCTGTAAGCTCATACTCACTAATCAAATCCCAGTTTACTGCTTTAGGCATCTTCTTAGCTAGAGCATCGTGTGTCTTCTTATCACACTCTTCATATGGTGCTTGCTGATATGTATGGTCTGAGTGTGGTAGAAAACTAACACCTGATACTTCATCAAAGTGTTTGTATACCCACGCACCTACATCCATCCACTCGTGTTCTCTCACGCTGACAGTAACACTAGGCTTGTGCTCACAGTAGTATCTTTGATACATAAGCCACAGCTCTAGTTGTTCTATAGCACTCCTCTCGTTCCTAGTTACTGCACCTTTAGGGGCTTTCATAGGGAAAGAGAATACCTTAACGCTGTTAGGTTTCATTACATCAGCTTCAGCAGGTATGCCTTGGTCTTCCATAAGTTGTGCTATAGGGTCTTTAGCATCTGCTCTAACCCTACGAATATAGTAATCACTATGTCTAGTGTGTATACCACTGGCACTGTCGACTAGCTGACTGACTGTACCGCTAGGTTTAATAGCAGTAGTAGCAGTAGCTTGTTTAATACCTAGTAGCTCTGACCAATGCTCATTAGTCTTAACAGATTCTTTTCTAAGGTCAGATAGAAAATCAGGCAGGCTACGCTTACCATAGTATCCTCTACTATCATCATTACTATAATTCATAAAAGCATTATCCATAATACCAGTAAGAGATACACCTAGTAGTGCTTCCTCTTCTGTGTTATGAACCCACTTAGGTCTCAATCTCTTGAGGTTAGTCAGTGATGCTTGGAATGTGCCCAGTATAGTAGCTAGTCTAACCTTACGGAGTATATCCTTTTGCGTGTCTTCCGCTCTCACTACAACCTCAGTAAGATTACAGAACTGTCCATCTCTCAATATGATTTCACTACAAGGGTTACAACCAAAGTCGTGGTCAGTATCTCTCCTACCTATAGACGCTACTTGTTTAATCGCGGCTTCTCTATTAAAGATACCACGCTCACCAGACTTAGACTCATACAGTGATGTCCACTCTTTCATAAAGATACCAATGTCTGGCTTCTCTGTGTAGCATACACTGTTGTTACTTAGTGCCATCTCTGGTGTATCAGACCACCATTGACCAGACTTAGCATTACGCATACGCTCATCAGTTAGATTAGATAAAGAGATTAGGGCACTTCGTCTAACACCGCCCACTACAACTACCTCTGCTATCTTACACATCATACGGTGACACTCGTAGCTTGTTAGCTTACGCCCACCTGCTTCTTTAAAAATGTTAGTAGCAAAGTTAAATAGGTCAAGCAAAGGCTCTGGTCCACTTGCCCTGCCACCAAAGGTAGCTAGTCTAGAACCTTTAGGTCTCACCTTAGAGAAGTCCCACTTAGGCATCTCACCATCATAGAGATAAGTAATTAGCTTACGGAATGCAGACTGCCATCCTTCCTTGCTATCTTGTACGACAATCACATCCTCTACATCTACCATATCTGTAGGGATTTCAGGTAGTTTATTAACTGATTGTCTCTCTACACTAAACCCTACACCAGTACCGTGCATCAGAACGAATAGACATTCATCAAATGCTTTCGGATGGTCTACACTTAAGTAAGCACAGTTGTACCCTGCTATATTATTCTTAGCAAGAGCAGGACCTGCAGTCATAAGAGCTCTCATACTAGGCATAACTTCTAAGTTACATACTGCTTCCTCAAGTATCTTCCTAGTCTTAGGTACTAACTCTTGGTTTGTATTCTCTTTTAAATGTTGCTCCATAAAATCAAAGTATCGGGCAACGGTTTCTTTCCAAGTCTCTCTCCGCTTCTTCTCAGGTAGCCATCGTGCGTACCTGCTAAGCGCAATAAAGTTTTGGTAGTCATTTGGTAATTGATTCATTCATCCTCCATTGGTTCGATTTCAATGTTAAGCATCTTCTCTCCATTGTCATCTAAGTAAGTATTGTATTTTAGTCTTCCGTTTCTGTGCATCTGAACAGCATCAGTTATACCTTTGTCATAGCATTTAGTACCGTGTCTCCATAATAAGAATGCTCCTATTATAATCAACGCTGACTGTAGCAATACAAAGTTCTCAGTTGGTATCGTCAACATCTTCAAACTCCTCTCGTTTATCTATCAGTTTATCCTCGAACTCGTGCAAGATATCTTCTGTTGTTATATCTAATACCTCACACAGAGTACAAGGGTCTAGTCCTACATTAACTATACGCTCTTTTAATTCATTTAATGTTAGAGCCATACTGTCCTCCCTCGTGTTCTATCAGTTTCTTTAAGAACCATTGAGCTTTCTTGAGGTCTTCTAATCCATTCTTGTATCTCCATCTGCATATGTATTTCATAACAGATGCGGTTAGGTAATCCATATCTTGGTCAAGTATAAAATCTATGACTTCAATATTACCCTGCTTATAATGGTTAGGATTTATATTATCTTCGTCCACTTCTTAAGCTCCTTAATTTCTTTAGTTGAAAATATTTTAATATCATACTTATCACACCACTGCCGATAAGTAATCTTATTACCCTTGGCTACCTTAGAGTCTGGTCGTGGCATCAAGAAGATTAAATCCTTACCTTCAAACTTTAGTTGTTCAGCTATTGATTTATACTTCTGTCTGTCACCACTACGGAAGAAGCCCTTAACCTCGATATGATACTTACCCTTAACAAAGTCTGGGGTGTAGTTCTTTCGTATCGTATAGGCTATCCTACAGGGCTCGTACTTCCACTCTTTGCCTAGTGCTTCCGCACATTCTTTCTCTAACTTAGACCGAAACTTTGTTGCCATCTTTATCCACCTCTATAACATTAGGTAAGTTAACAACCTGCGTTAAGTAACGAGGTCCATTAGAGTATAGGAAAGTTCTAAGGTCTTCTCCCCAACAAGTATACTTATAAGAACAGTAACTACATCCAGTATCCAGTTTCATATTACCAGACTTACCGTCAGCTACAACTTCATAGCATCTCTTTGGTGGTGTCTTAGACTTAACTATCTTCTTTATGTTCTTGATTCTTTCTGGAGCAGAGAAGAAGTTTAGCTTAGACCAGTACCATTGTGACTCGTCTTGCATATCATACTTAAGATATGTAAGGTGTCCGTTAGTCTTATCCATAACTAGCCAACCAAACTTATCAGCTTCTTCTGCGTGAGCATAGCCTTTGATTTGGTCAACATATCCAAACGGGTCGTTGTCTATTAACGAGCCATCCTTAAACTTCTTAAAGCCATAAGGTGATGATGACTTAACATCCGTTAACACGCCGTCAATCTTACAGTCCATAGAACCTTTGATACCGTCTACCTCTACTCGCTTCTGTTCATCTGTCACATCGTGACCCGCAAGTTTAGTAAGAGCTAGTACCATCTCTTCAATCAAGTGACCATAGAGAAACTTGATTCTAGTATGAGGTAAAAGTTCTTCACCTTCATATCCATTATAAGAATACCACAACTGTCTATCCTTCTTACCGATGTTAGACATTCTAAGTTTACGCTTATCAAACTTACTCTCTGTGATATTATTTCTTAGTATCATTTTGACATTCTCACCGAAGTCATTTATTACTTGTTCGACAGGCACACCTTCTGGAATATCCTTGGTGTCAATCATACGATATATGTCGCTTACTAGAGTATCTGTACTCATTGTACTTTCTCCTTGGTTAAATAAAATAAAACTTTCTGTATTGATTCTACTGTATCACCTAAGATACCTATAGACCTATTACATTTATTACATAGTACACCCCTGAACTGCATATTCTGGTGGTCGTGGTCATAACAAAGTTTATCTTTGCTACCACACACTTCACACTTGTCACTGCTAGCCATTCTTTCTTGGTATTTTTCATAGGTTGTACCATATACTTTTTCTGCATAATGCTTTCTTCTTTTACGCAATATAGACTCGCCATTTTTAGCTCGCCAAGCATTCTCTCTTTGGTTCTCACACTTGTAGCATAAGTTTCTTCTACCGTGAGTGTGTCTATCACATTTTACAAATAGATTTAATTCTTCCTCAGTGTTTGCAGTAAGATTACAATCTTTACAGGTTCTTAGTGCGTCTGTTGCCACGATTTACCTACCTTGTATTCACCGTCCAAGGGACAGTTTAAGTTAAAAGATTTACCTGCTTTGACGATAGCTCCTACCGCTAGACCACCGAAGAAATCAGCTTGGTCATCTCTGACTTCACACTGAAACTCATCGTGCACATTCAATACAAACTTATAATCTATATTGTATTGTTTAGCATAGCTATCTAGTAATACCAACGCTTTCTTCATAACAACTGCACCTGCACTCTGCAATAGAGTATTAAGTGCTGAATGTTCTGAGCGTATGTGTAGCTTTCTACCATCTAGTCCTGTCACCCACCCCTTCTTACTGGAGTCCGCAACCTGACTACGCAAGTGTCTCAACGCAGGAGTATTATTAAGAAAGTTTTTCTTAAGTAAACGACCACGCTTTGCACCACCTCCCGCTACCTCACCTATCTTAGTATCTCCTGCTCCGTATAGGAACGCATAGATAAAAGTCTTGGCTTGGTCTCTGGTCTGTAGTCCTGCTGACTTCTGATTAGCACTGTGTATATCACCGTTAAGTATCTCATTGGTGTATGCTTCATCGTTCATATAGTGGGCGAGCATTCTAAGCTCTAGTCCACTAGCGTCACAACCTACAAGACTGTATCCATTAGGGACAGTCCATAGTTCACGACAGTCAGCACCATATCCACCATCAAAACCCCACAAGATGCTACCATCTTTAGCGTGCTTAGTCGCAGGGACTTGAGCACAGTTAGGTTTAGAGTGTGTCATTCTACCGGTGACTGCACCGCAAGGGTTCACCCTACCGTGTACTCTACCAGTGTCTTCATTGATAGCTTCGACCCAACTCTTAACCATAGCTATACGCTTGGTCAGTGTTAAGTAATCCACAATCAATTGTGCTTCGGGTATCTTAACAGTCTTAAGTACCTTCTCATCTACTATAGGGTTTCCCTTCTCAGTAAATGATTTAGGTTTCCAACCGAAGTGCTGGAGGTACTTAGCTATCTGTTGTCGAGACCCAAGATTAAACTCAGGGTACTCGTAGTATCCCCACTTATCATCTTCGAAGTGTGCGCCCTTATCTAACTGAGCTTGATACCTCTTAGAGATACTACCATCCTTGTTGTGTGTCTTCTCTTTAGGATGTGGTAAGTCTACCCACACAGGTAGAGGTTTAAATCTTTCGTGCACCTCATCCTCTATGTCGAGTACCTTCTCCTTCATCTCAGCGAGCAGTTCATAAGCACGCTCCTCATTCAGTACCATACCGTTGTCGGTCTGCTCTCTGATTATGTCAGCAGTCTTATGTTCTATATCTACTGCAACATTGTTGACACCGGTGTCAAGAAAGTGGTGATACAAAGCCTTAGTTACCCGCACATCTTGTTGGCAGTAAGTTAACATCTCGTGGCTATACTCTTCCCAACCACCTTGATAGTCATCTTTGTAATTGCCTAGTCTCTCACCCCAAGACCTTAAACTATGTCCACCATCAAGGCTAGGGTTATGTAGTCTGCTAAGTACGAGAGTGTCCCGTAGATTAAAAGCCCAATCCATCCCAGTAAGCCTACGCA